GGTACAGCTGAATTAGAAAAACAAGTAGAACTTCTTTCAAGGGACAAGGTTCTGGATCAAGATTTGATCCAGGTATTGGAATGGCACCACCTGATAAACCAAAAACAAAGGTGGTCAAGCAATCTGAAGTATCAAAGAATCAAAGAAAATTTGATAAAGAAATAAATCAAGCACGAATTGAAAAGACTAGCAAGAGCTCTACAAAATCTAAATCAGACGTAAATAGAATAGCACAAAATAAAATTGATACTCAAAAAGCAGATCAGTTTAAGAAGACAGATGCTTATAAAAATGTTGCTCAAGGAAAGGACTCTCAAGGTAATTATCTTACTCCACAGCAGAGAAAGAAAAATTTTAAAAACTTTCAATCAGACCTACAAAAAGTTAACAAGAAGATTACAGTGGGTGCTGCACCTGATTACGTAGCTAAGAGTGATACTGGTGTTACACCACCACCTGTGAAGAAAGTTTCTACAGGAATTACTAAATCAGGAAATATATCTTATGCAACAGATCCTACCAAGTTAGGGGGCATGAAGGTAGATAAGGCAACTCAGGCTATTATAAAACGAGAAACAAATAAAACATTAAAACTACCACAAAATGTTAAGTATGCGGTAGCAGCTTCAAAACGAAAAGGTATAGCGAGAGGTTTTACTAGATTTCTTGGTAAATTAGGACCAAAGGGAAGATTAGCAGCTGCTGGTGCTACAGCTTTTTTTGCAACTCCAATGGGCAGAAACTTTGCTAAAAATCTTGCAGTAGGAGGTGGTTTAACAGCAGCTCTGGGACTTGCTGGTAAAAAAGAAAAAGTATTGAAAAAAGGTGATGGATTAAAAACTGTAGGAAAAGTTAATGTTAGATATGGTTTAACAGGAACTTCTAAGAAAGGACAAGGTGGTAAAGTTTATGATCCAAAACAAATGGCTCAACTTGGAAAGGTTCAAAAGAACTTTATCGACAAGTATAACCAAAAGGCATCAAGAAATCCATTTAAGAAGCAAATACAATATAAACCAAAGGCAGATGGAACTTATAAAATATTAGATCCAAAGAAGAAATGATATAAATATTCTTGTAGAATATTGAATTAAAATGTTTAGAGACTTAAAAGAATATCAAGAGATTGCAAAAATTTATGCTGAGAAGGTTTCTAAACCTGAAAATCTTGAAGAGAGAAGAGGTTCTTCATCTGCACAATTAGCACAAAATAGAAAAGATGCTTTCAAACCAGCTACTCCTCCTCAAAAAGGTTTCGGTGGTGGTGTAGGAAATCCAACTAATCGAAGAGGTAGTGGAAAACCAAAACCTAAACCAGAGAAAAAAATGTCTAATATCCCAGTGATAGACGGACCAATGAATAACCCTGAGTATGGGACAAATATGAGTAGAGATGAAAAAGATCTTAATCCTGAACCTAAAACGACAGAGACAAAACCAGATCCAAAACCAATGTCAACAAAAGATAAATTTAATTCTAAGTTTATCAAGAAAGTTAAAGGCAAGGGTTTTGTGAAGAGAGGAACTGCTCCTGCACAGAGAGCGGAGAATAAAGAGAAGGCTAAAAATCGTGCTAAAGAAATGGCAAAGGCAAGAATAGCAGCTAAGAAGAAAGCGGAAATGTCTGAAGGTATGGCAGGAGCATTGATAAAAGGTGGTAGTAAACTAGTTCCTGCATTAATGACAGGTATTGGTGCTGTTGGAACTATGATGCAGTCAAAGAAAAAACAAGGTACTAAAGGTGGTGGTCAAGGTTTTGGTGGTGAAAAACCTGCAAATGCGGAAGTAAAGGCACCAAAGAAAGAGAAAAAACCAAGATTAAATATTGGTAAAAGGGCATCTGGTAGAGATAGAAACTTTATTCAAGGTGGTGGTGCTGGTGGTATGGAATCAGTAGAGTATGATGCTTACGATTTAGTTCTTGAGTACTTGATATCTACAGAACAAGTTGCTACAATCGAAGAAGCAAACTATGTGATGACTGAGATGGATGCAGAAACAATTCAAAGTATTGTCGAGGAGCAAAAAAAAAACCTTGATGAAATGGATATGATGAAGATGCCAGTTGTTAATGTCTTAGGTGGACTCGCTGCAGGTGCAGCTGCTGTTAAAGGTGCTGCTTCTTATCTTGGAAGAAAGGCAGGTGAAAAATCAATTAAAAAAACAGAACCTAAAAAACCTGGTTTAATTAAAACCATAAAGGATAGAACAGACGCTACTAACAAAGCTATTGAAAAAATGTAATTATGAAACCTGTTATCAATCGTGCTGACATCATCGGTGGTCTAAAGTCAGTCAAACTTGCAAAACTAAATCCCCAGAACTACCAAGCGGGAGCTGGTGTGTCTGAGGATTTTGAATTATTATTAAACTTTAAAAATGGAAATAGAATTAACTGAAGAACTTAAAAAAGAATTTAAGAAATTAATTCACGAAGTTCTAGATGAAAGAGAGTTAGAGAAGAAGTTAAATGGTCCGTATGATTTTCCTGACTTTGTGCCATAATTGATACCAAAATAGTATAAATAAAGTGCCTTAAGGTACTATATGCTATCAAAATACGACAAACTATCAATCCATCGAAATCCATTCAGAGAATACTCCAAACCAATCGAATACAAATACAATAAATCAAAATACTCTCAGCTTAGAATTTATTTTAAGTGTGAGAGTTTTTATTTTAAATCTAAGGAACTTGAGGAACGAAAGGAGTGAGAGGTGGATCTGATGGATAAGTGACTGGATGTTTTACGATTACAACTCCTTCAATCACTCTTTCTACAACATCATTCGGATCAGTTAACATTAATTCGTAAAAATATTTACCGTCTGCAATATTTGCTGTTTGTGTTGATGTTAATGATATTCTAACTTTACCAAGTGCTCTATTTGTAAATGCTAAAGTAAATGCTGTTAAACTACCAAGATTCAATGTTCTTTGCATCCTACAAGTGCCAGTAAAACCTGTTAAATCTTTTGCACTGTTTGATTGACTATCCTCAAGCACAAAAGTTTGCTCAAAGTCAGTATGCTTATATATTAATAAATTGGTGCTAAAAACTGCCATATTTCTATTTATGGTGAACCATAATAATGTACAAAGGTATTAATACCTGAACGTACGAGTGCATTACCTTCGACTGCAACAAATTTAAACCCACTAGGTCGAGTTAATATTACATCATATACATGTCTACCACCTTGAAGAAATTTAGTGATAGTGCTTGCAATTGAAATATTAATTTCACCTTGAGATGCATTAACTATACCAACTTGTATATCTGCAAAACGAGGATTTGAAGGATGTTTTCTTAATTGTGACTGTGCGGTAAAACCTGTTAAATCAACAACACCAGATCCATCAGCACTTAATAATGTTAAGTTCTCACTAAAAGTTTCACCAACATTGATACTTATGTTTTTTCTGTAAACAGTCATCTATATAATCGTTTATTAATATTTATGGATATATAGTTATGAATGCGTTATAATATGATTACAGTTTTGGAAGTCGATTATGAAAACCCTTGGATATACGAAGGTCGTCCTTTTACCTCTGATGATATTGGCGATTACTACGGGTTCGTCTATTGCATCACAAATACCTCCACGGGACAGAAATACATTGGAAGAAAGTACTTCGTGCAGAAGAGAAAACCAAAAGGAGGAAAGAGAAGAGTCACAAGTGAGTCCGACTGGAAGAAGTATTACGGAAGCTCTGACGAACTTAAACGAGACATTAAAGAGAATGGAAGAGATACTTTCAAGAGAGAAATCCTCTCTCTCCACACAACCCTTGGAAAAGTAAACTACGAAGAGACAAAACAATTGTTTTTACATAATGTTTTGATGGAGTCACTTGACGACGGGACACCAATGTATTATAATAGCAACATACTCGGACGCTATATGCGTAAAGATTACGGTGAATTTAACAAAGACTCTTAGAACAACTTACGATTGGTCAATAGACCGAATGAATGATTTATGTACTGATGGTGATGTAGAACAATTAAAAGATGCGATTTCAATCCGTCAGGAGTTTGCAGAATGGTTACTCAGAGAAGATAAAGAAATCCATCACGAAATTGTTTCTCTCGAATATATGGGAGAAAATAGCGAGTATGATATATAATTTGTATTAAATAGTATTATGTTACAGAAAATAGTAAATGGAATCGCTATTGCAAGTGGTGTTGTATCTCTCACCGTTGTTGGTCTTGGCGGTTACGTATTCATACGCAAGGATGCGATTATCGATAGCGTCAAAGGCAAAGTAATGGAAGCAGTCACCGATAAACTTGGTGGTCTTGGAGATTTAGGAGGTATAGGTGGAGGAGGTTTAGGACTACCATCACCATCAACACCAACACCAGAAGCACCTGCATCACCCATACCATTGGGATTTTAAGGATTAAGTGTCTATATATAATATAGATATACTGATCCCATGGCTGAAGCAAAGAAAGAAGAAGTAAAACCTAAAGGTCCTCTAGGTAAAATAAAAGAGGCAATGGATGACAAAGAAGAACAGATGGCAATCCTAAGTACTTTTGTAAGACTTGGGATTTTAATCTGGGCAGGTGGAATATTGACTTTAAATTACGTCCAATTTCCTGGTTTATCAAAACAAGATAATATCGATCCAACTTTCATAGCTTCGGTCTTTACAGGGGTTTTAGCTACTTTTGGTGTTGAAGCAGGACAAAGGAAAAAGAATGCATCATCATCAGGGGGAGGAGCAAACATATCAAAGAAAGATATGGAGATATTAATTGAGAAAGCAGCAAATACAGCACCCGCACAAACAATAAGAATTGAGCAAGCACCTATGGTTCTTGCACCTTCAGTACCACCTAAGAAAGGATAATGGAAAAGAAAGAAGTGAAATGGGGTAAATGGTTCGCTCTGGGATTAGGTGGACTCATTGGATTATCTCACATTGGTATGATAGGTTCTTTATCAAATCGTCAAAGTAAATTACCAAGCATCAACTTACCAGTTGGTCCTTATACATCATATGAAGCAGAAGTCGGACATAACGGATATAAAATAAGTTATAAAGCAAACGATCCAAAAGTAATGCGTGTGGAACGGGATAGTAACACCAAGGGTGGCTTTCTTGGATTGGCTAACAACAAAGTTAAAGTCGTGGAACAGTACACAATGGACGGTGCAGTTCACAGTAAACCAACCACAGTTAAAGAAGGAAACGGAAAATCAGAAGCTTGCATCAAAGCAATCGGAGGTGCAGAAGGAACAGGAAGACTCGTGGGTTCCAGTATTGGTACTGCTGCTGCTCCTACTCTCTCTGGTATTCCCTTTGTTGGTTGGGTTGCTGCTGGTTGGGTAACGATGTTCTCTGGTAATCAAGGTGCAGAGATTGGTGGTAATATGGCAGAAGACTTAAGTAAAGACTGTTAGTATGAAACCATATCTATTATACATTTTTATAGGATTAGTGTTCTTATCACTTATTAGAACATCTCTTAAAATCGATAGAAATGAAAGAAATATTAGATTACAGGAGGAATTATGTCAAGTTGATAAGGCATATTGTAAATGAAACTAATTGATGGGTGTCATTCATTAAAACTTGAGTGTGCACTCAGAGAATTAGGATTTGTAGATATCGGTTGGAAGTGTGTTGCTCATGCCGGTATCTTTTTTGTGCAACCAGTTGGTATTCCTGATGATCCAGAGGGAGATCTACTTGGATTTCATATTACAGTTCCGTATGCAAAAGACTACAAAAAGATTAAAATGTTACAATCCGCACGAAAAGCACTTGACTTTGCACAAGGAATTGACTAGATATAGAGTAGTAATAAATTTATAAATGATTTTTCTATCAAATCCACAGGTATGGACATTATCAGGAACTTGGTCTGATAGAGCATTGAGTGCATCAGGTCTTACAAATTTAGAATTGATGATGTCTATTGATACAATACTATTACCGATAATTTGTGTAGTGGGAATATATGCTTTGTCTACAAGAAAAAGAAAGAGAGTTTAAGCAATCATAAGCATTGCTTTTTTCAACTCTCTAGAGTGGTTTAGTTCGTCTTGTGCAATCTCAGCGATCTTTGTATCTTCTGGATGATATGCACTATATTTTGTGTATGTCTCAAAGGCATGCTTTTCGATCTTCATGTTGATATCGTAAGCGTTAGCAGGATCGATAAGATAATACCCAACCATGATCCAATAATAAACCAAAACAAGATGTTTGGCAAAGAAGCGGTCAATCCAATACTTGTTACCTTCTCTAAGCTCCATTTCTTCCAAGTGTTCTGTTTCATTTAATGCCTGATAGAAGTGTTCCTTCATTAAGTATATATGATCTTCACCACGAAGGCCAAGACTTTCACGAAAATGTAACACACTGATAAATGAGAAGTAAGGTGCTCTTGCGATTACTTCCAATACCCAAAATCTCTGAAAGTCTCTACCTCTGTAGAGAAAGTCGAGGATGTAGATGGTAACATCCAAGACCCATGTGTTAAATTTTTTCATACTATTATAGGGTGTGCCCATGCTGTTGGTATGAGGAACGCTGCTGTTCCACAAATTAAACCAAAGATAACACAGGTTGATCTGATAGGTAGGTCTTTCATTTTATCTCCGTAATTTTTTCCAAAGAAAATGGATGCACCTGTAGATAAGGCACATCCTCCCTTGCGTGTCTTACTGCTTCAAAAGCGTCTGTGGCATATTCGCCTATTTCGTGATACTCATTTAGTTGGTCGTGCCAACCAAGTGTGTAATGGGACATGATAGTTTCAACTCCAGTACATTATTATTTAGTATAGCAACTAGGTATAATTACGCATTGATGTGTGGACTCCCACACCTATCAGACTCTTTTTCTTTTTATCTTAACAATCGAAATACCTGCTATCAAACCCACAACTAAACCTAGAGATGCTACTGCAACTGTCGTGCTGAATACTAATTCAACTGGAATATAAGGTTGTGCTTCCCAAGTGCCTGGCAATGTATATACTGATGGATTTGATGCAAAAATCATTTTTCTTTTCTTTTCTCTATGTATATTCTAGCAGAAAATTTTAGATTGGCAACTTAACAATTCTTATTTAAGTCCTCTGCCATACCACCACCTATTTCTGCACCTTGATTACCACTAAACATTGTTACCCAACCAGCAGCAACCCAACCAATAATGGGAATATTAGCGACGCTAGGAGCAACACTGGCACCAACACTTGAACCAACGAGCCTTCCTGTTTGCTCTGCTCCTCCGATTGCTTTGATGCAAGCTTCGGACTTTCCGTTTGTTGTTCCTTCTGTGACTGTGGTTGATTTATTGTGTACTGCACCGTCCATTGTGTACTGTTCCACGACTTTAACTTTGTTGTTAGCCAACCCAAGAAACCCACCTTTAGTATTGCTGTCCCTTTCCACACGCATTACTTTTGGATCGTTTGCTTTGTAACTAATTCTATATCCATCTCTTCCAACTTCTGCTTCGTATGATGTATAAGGACCAACTGGTAAATTGATACTTGGTAATTTACTTTGACGATTTGATAAAGAACCTATCATACCAATGTGGGATAAACCAATAAGTCCACCCAAACTAAGAGCGAACCATTTACCCCATTTCACATCTTTCATTTTCATCATGCTTTCTTAGGAGGATTACCAGGTGATATAACCATTGGTGCTTGCTCTAATCTTATTGTCTGTGCAGGTGCTGCTTGAGTTGCCTTCTCGATAAGCATCTCCATATCTTTCTTGGATATGTTTGCTCCACCACACGATGATGCTGCATTCTTTTTCTTTTGTCCCGCTTCGACCCCAAAAGTAGCTAAAACTCCTGTGAAGACCGAAGCTATGAAAGTTGGATCAATCTTATCCTGTTCTCCCATACCAGGAAATTGAACATAATTTAAAGTTAATATTCCACCTGCCCAGATTAAAATCCCAAGTCTTACAAAAGTACTCAGGATTGCCATCTGTTCGTCTTTATCGTCTACTGCCTCTTTTAGTTTACCTAAAGGACCTTTAGGTTTTACATCTTCTTTCTTTGCTTCAGCCATGGGATCACCGTATCTATATTATATATAGACACTTAATCCTTAAAAACCGAATGGTATAGGTGAAGTTGGTTCTGCAGCGTCTGGTGTTGCAACAGGATTAGATGGTGCAGGTAGACCTAACCCACCTCCTAAATCTCCAAGACCACCAAGTTTATCGGTGACTGCTTCCATTACCTTGCCTTTGACGCTATCGATAATCGCATCCTTGCGTATGAATACGTAACCGCCAATACCAACAACGGTGAGAGATATAACACCACTTGCAATAGCGATTCCATTTACTATTTTTTGTAACATAATACTATTTAATACAAATTATATATCATACTCGCTATTCTCTCCCATATATTCGAGAGAAACAATTTCGTGGTGGATTTCTTTATCTTCTCTTAGTAACCACTCTGCAAACTCTTGACGAATAGAGATTGCATCTTTTAATTGTTCTACATCACCATCAGTGCATAGTTCATTCATTCGGTCTATTGACCAATCGTAAGTTGTTCTAAGAGTCTTTGTTAAACTCACCATAATCTTTACGCATATAGCGTCCGAGTATGTTGCTATTATAATACATCGGTGTTCCGTCGTCAAGTGCTTCCATCAACACGTTATGTAAAAACAGTTGTTTTGTCTCTTCGTAATTTACTTTTCCAAGGGTTGTGTGGAGGGAGAGGATTTCTCTTCTGAAAGAGTCTTTTCCAATTTCTCTAATATCTCGTTTAAGATCGTCAGAGCTTCCATAATATCGCTTCCAGTCTGACTCTGAGGTAACTTTTCGTTTTCCTCCTTTTGGTTTTCTTTTCTGTACGAAGTATTTTCTTCCAATATATTTTCTTCCTGTGCTAATATTGGTGATGCAGTAAATAAACCCGTAGTAGTCACCAATATCATCAGAGGTAAAAGGGCGACCTTCATAGATCCAAGGGTTTTCATAATCGACTTCCAAAGCAGTAATCATATTGTAACACATTCATAACTATATATCCATAAATATTAATAAAAGATTATATAAATGACTGTTTACAGAAAAAACATAAGTATCAATGTTGGTGAAACTTTTAGTGAGAACTTGACATTGTTGAGTGCTGATGGATCTGGTGTTGTTGATTTGACAGGTTTTACTGCACAGTCACAATTGAGAAAACATCCTTCAAATCCTCGTTTTGCAGATATACAAGTTGGTATAGTTAATGGAACACAAGGTGAAATTAATATTTCAATAGCAAGTACTATTACTAAATTTCTTCAAGGTGGTAGACATGTGTATGATATAATACTAACTCGACCAAGTGGATTTAAATTTGTAGCAGTCGAAGGTAATGCACTCGTGCGATCTGGCATCAACACTCACGTACATTATTTTGGTTCACCATAAATAAAAATAAAAATATATGGCAGTCTTTAGCACTAACTTATTAATATACAAGCATACTGACTTTGAGCAAACTTTTATACTTGAAGATAGTCAATCTAACAGTGCCAAAGACTTAACAGGTTTCACTGGCACTTGTAAGATGCAAAGAACATTAAATCTTGGCAGTTTAACAAGTTTTACTTTAGCATTTACAAATAGAGCACTGGGTAAAGTTAGAATATCATTAACATCAACACAGACAGCAAATATTGCAGACGGTAAATATTTTTACGAATTAATGTTGACTGATCCGAATGGAGTTGTAGAAAGAGTGATTGAAGGAGTTGTAATTGTAAAACATCCAGTCACTTATCCATCTGAAGCACCTCTTACTCCTTTTGTCCCTCAAGTTCCTTAGATTTAAAATAAAAACTCTCACACTTAAAATAAATTCTAAGCTGAGAGTATTTTGATTTATTGTATTTGTATTCGATTGGTTTGGAGTATTCTCTGAATGGATTTCGATGGATTGATAGTTTGTCGTATTTTGATAGCATATAGTACCTAAAGGCACTTTATTTATATCATTTTGGTATCAATTATGGCACAAAGTCAGGAAAATCATACGGACCATTTAACTTCTTTTCTAACTCTCTTTCATCTAAAACTTCGTGAATTAATTTTTTAAATTCTTTTTTAAGTTCTTCAGTTAATTCTATTTCCATTTTTAAAGTTTAATAATAATTCAAAATCTTCAGACACACCAACACCAGGTTGATAGTTCTGGGGATTTAGTTTTGCAAGTTTGACTGACTTTAGACCACCGATGATGTCAGCACGATTAATAACAGGTTTCATAATTAGTCGAAATAACCTTGTCCTTGTGTACCAGATTGTTTTTCGTATTTTTCTTTTTTCTTTTGTTGAAATTCTTTCCTCTTGTTTCCAACAGGATCAAATCTTTTTTTAAGGTAGGTTAGACCACCAAGAAGAGCACTAGTGCCAAGCACAGCAGCTTTACCATAACCCTCTCGAAATTGCTTAAACGTCTTCACTTAAAGCAACCTTAACTTCTTTTACAATATCACCGATGGTTGTTTGATCCATTTCCATCATTACATAGTTTGCTTCTTCAAGAGTTGAAACTTGCTCTGTTGAGAATAGATATTCAAGCACCATATCATAAGCATCCCACTCAGTATGATCTCTTAAACCAGCTGCTTTCTGTGCTGTAATTGACTTAGGATACTTCTTGATGAAATCATCCTTAGACATTCCACCTTTTTTCATTGCTTGGAAGTCTTTATTCTTTGCCTTTAAAGCATCAACCTTTGCATCACCAAGTCTTGCTCTATTTTTCTTTTCAATAGAGGACATTTTTTTCTTTGGTTTTGTCTCTGTCGCTTTAGGTGGATCTGTTTTTTTCTTTGCTTCTAATTCACTTTTTGTTAAATTAAGAGTTGGATCTCCTAACTTTTTCCTTGCTGCTCTCTCACCTTTATTATAAGCAGCTTGCTCTCTTCCTTTCTGAGTTATGGCAGTTCCTTGATTACCCATACCAGAATCTTTGATTCCCTTCTTAATTTTTGCATCTAATTCTGCATCTTTCTTTGCTTTGTCTCCTTTACCTGTTATTCCCTTAACAACACGAGATCCAACTTCAAATGCACCACCAGCCAAAGCAAATGGTGCTGCCTTTTTAAGTACACCACCAACTTTTTTCATTGCTCCACCTACATTTTTTGCAGCCTTCTTAACACCTGTAGGTAATTTTTTAGCGACTGCACTTATACCCTTTTTAAGCATTCCACCAATGCCTTTTGCTCCTCCTGAAACTCCTTTTGCAACTTTAGGTGCAACTTTTTTTGCCACTCCACCTACAACTTTTTTTGCTACCATTCCAGCCATTTCATCTAATTGCTCTTGCTCTGCAATTATTTCTTCTGTTAATGTTTCTAATTCAGTTTCCCACAATTCATCAAAATTCTCATCAAGATATAAAATCTCCTCATCAGTAAATCCTGCTTCAGCAATCGCTTTATTGATTACTCTTTGTTCTTCAGAAATATTTACGGACTCATGATAAATCCTAGTTATTTCTTGATATTCTTTTAAGTCCTTAAACATTTTGTCAAGTCAGTTGCTACAGTTATTATTTATACTACTTCTTTTTTGGTGGAGTTACTGTATAGGATCCATCCTTATTAACTGAATACTTGATTTGTTTTTTAAATGGATTACCTTTTACGGAAGCATTATATGAATCGATATATTTTTTTTGTATATTTTTTACTCTTGCCATGTCTTTTTTATTGTATTGCATACCACCAGGTTTCCCACCAGATTTAGTTCCTGTTAATCCAAATTTGAATCTAACATCACCTGATTCAAGTTTTCTTTTCTTTCCGTATGAATCAACATATGATAGGTTTTTAGCATTTTTTGGTTGAAACTTACTAGGAAGGTTAGTTGTTTTTGTTATTCCGTCACCTACTTTTAGTTTAGGAGGTCCTTTTCTGTTTGCAGCATATGCAAGACCACCACCTAGTAAAGCAGTTCCTATAAATCTTCTACCAGCTGGTGACAATGCTGCAGACACTAGACCACCTGCTAAACCTAATCTACCATATCTTCCTAATTTAAGTCCAGTTTTGGCAACTCCACTAGCAACTTTTTGTAATGCTTTTGGGGTTTTTTTAACTATCGCTGAAGAAGTTCTTGCAAATGCTTTATTTGCAGATGATAACTTAGAATAATCTACAGCACCTTTTGTTTTACGAACGTTGATATTTCCTGTTCTCATATTTAAAAACTTTGGAAGTTGTGGTCCTTTTGATGTTGATACCTTTTTTGTAATTGGATTTTTACTCAAATCAAATGCATCTTTACCCTGACGTTTATAATAACTTGCTGTGCCATAGTCTGGTGGATTGAAAATAGTTGATTTAACTTTTCTTGTTTTTGTAATTGTTCTAGGATTGTATTCTTTACCTTTTGGAGGAGTAGTAAGATTGAAAGTACGTGTTCCTTTACCTTTTGTTCCCGATTTTGCATCAAACGGTGATGAATCAACTACTTGTGATGGAGTCACTGGTATATTGTTAGGTGTTTTGTTAGGTTTGACTTTTTTAAATAAAGTTGGTTCTGAACCTGGTGTTGGTTTGTTTGACTGACTATATCCAGATGTATTAGTAGTTTTACTAGTCTTTTCAATTCGTGCTTGATCTATTTTTTTATCAAATTGTCTTTGATCCTTTGATACTTCAGATTGTTTAACTCCTTTCGTTGGAGTAGGTGTTTTGGGTTTAGGACTACCACTCGCTCCTCCCATACCCTCAGTTGAACCAGTTAAACCATAAGCCCTATCTCTCAATGTAGTCTGACGACTTAATTCTTTAATTTTTCCTTTTATGAATTTTCTTTGCTGAACTAAAGATGGTTTTTTACCAACTCCCGCATCATATAATCTCTTATCACTTGCCCTTATATCTTTTATTGCTTGCTTCTTAGCATTAAATCCTGAATCCTTTCTAAAATTCTTGAATGTTTTCTTTGATGTTTCACCTGTATCAAATGGATCACCAATGCCTGTTTCAGGACCTTTAGAGAAACGTTTAAGATCTTTATCTAATTTCTTTTGAGAAAATTTTGGTGCATCGTAAATATCACCACCTAATTTATCTGCCCTACTTTTTCTTACATATCTTTTTACATATGGATTTTTTTCATCTGCTTTTAGACCAGTAATTTTTTTAGTTTTTCCTGCTCCTGTTTGAGTTTTTGAACCAGCAAAACCCTTTCTCGCTTCCATATCAGATTTTGCTTGCTGATATGCACCACTTTCATCACCAGGAAACTTTTTCTTTTCCTGTAAATCATATCTTATATTTTTTATTCTTTCAAACAGACTCATCTTCTGAAGACACTTTTTTAGTATTTATATCAAATGATTCATACGCATCATAGTCTCCAAACAACCAAGCATCTGCCTTTGCTGCTTCACGATATGCTTCAATACTCATATCATTTAATCCTTCTACTGCTGATTCTGTTTCAATAATCTTAACTTTAGTTTGTGTATATCCATCCCAACCTTTATGAATTTCTTTCACTTGCTCATCAACACTTGCCATTTCCATCTGTATTTTACCTTCGATCCAAATCTTTTTTAACCAAGCAACAAAACCTAATGCAAGATGTTGGAGATATGGGTTTTTGAATTTCTTCTTAACCCATCTCTCTGCTTTTGCATACCAAGGATCTACACCCTTGCCAAATTGTTTTTCAAATTTAATTTGTGCCAATTGAAATTTCCTTTAAAGTGCTTGCATCACCAGTTGGTAAAGTAGTTGGTAATGGTTTATGTTCGATTGTATGAGTATGATCTGCAACAACACCTGGTGGATTGACTAATACTACATCAGCACATACCTTATAGTATGGTGAGTTTTGATGGAACATAATTCCTGCCTTCATTAATTCACCACAGTTCTTTAATCTTGCAATTTCAAAGTCTAATCTTTTATTTGCCACACTCTGTTCCATCAATGCTATATTAGCTGCAGCTGCATCTTTACATTGTTGTTGTAAGTCTTTATCTAATGGTTTTGACCATGTGGCAGAGATACCAAGTGATACAGTAGTGCTGTCTTTTTGATTTGTTTTGACTGGTTTATAATACAAAATTTGGCCTGGATTATCTGGCACATCATCATTATTTGCGTCTACATTATTGTATACTGGGTCTTGCCAATAATCTTCATAAGGACGTTTGATGGCGATATTACCTGTTAAGAACGGTGTAACGTTCATGGTAGGACCTTGACACTGGATGCCATTTCCATAAGTATTCGTTATATATGGACCTTGTAAAACCTGTATAGCTTGATTTGTAACGCTTCCAGAACTGTTTGCCACTGGATTTGCTGTTGCAGAAACACCACCTATATCACTCGCAAATGTAGGTGATGCAGTTCCTAATAAACAGATCGAAATCAGTTTGAGAAGGTGCTTGTTGTATTTGTTACGCTTTGTATAGTTGTGGTTCTCTGTATTATTGTATGATTTGAAAGACCTGGTCCAGAATAGCTTTCTGTGAATTGAAAGGCATCTCCTGGCGTTGTTATCGTAAAGTTTGGTTTGTTGCTTAGATCCAAGTTCGTCCATGTTGAAGTCACTCCATTTAATGTATTACTATTTCCTGTTGTTGAAGGAGCAGAAATAGTACCCCCATCGTGGGATATATTTGTACCAGTTATCACATATTGATATCCAGTATCATAATTCATCGAATTAATTGTTTCAGTTACGGTAGATGTTGTCTCCGTGTTGCTGGTCATCGAGCCCTGCGTAAAATTAGGGACTACAGGAACAGCATTCGCAGTCCTCACACTCGCAAGGGCAGACACACCCACAACAATCGCAAGTAGTCTCTTCATTACTCATTATTGAACGGTCAACTCGTTGACAAACTGCCCAGTCGCCACAGTACCTGCTCCGCCAGCTGTTATTGTCATCACACCCGCTGTTGTGATTGTACCAGCTAAGTCACCAGCAGTTCCTGCCGCTGTTGATACTTGGTCTGAGAAGTTACTTACAGCACCGACTGATGGTGCAGATTGTGATACCGCATCACCTTGAATGTAGGTTTGGCTATAGCTGAAACTTGCACCTGGAACGTCTTGGGTAGCTGCTATGGTACCTGGTGCCATAACACCACTTGTGATAGTTCCTGCAGAAACTGTATTTACTGTTGTGCCATCTGTTGTATCAACACCATTTCCAGAAACAGAGTATGAACTTCCGATTCTTTCAACCTGTGTTGCAGCTGCATTCACTTGTAATTGAATACTTGAACTGAGTTTATGTGTAATATCCGCAAATGCAGGTGAACTAAAACCCGCAAACAATAATATAGGTAATAGTTTTTTCATCTGTAAATGTACCTATTGATATAGCTTTATTTAGCGTCCAAATATTTCCATATTATAACATTAAATTAAAAGCTTGACAACTGTAGCAACATACACTATAGTATATTTGTTGGACGCAACATGGGAGTGACTGAATAAACTTACTGGCAACCGCTGGTTAAGGTGATGAGACACAGGTGGTGCTGCTGCTCGCAAGGGTAGAACCGATCAACCAATCGGGTCTCAGGCAATAACGTATTTACTTACTGTAGTAATGCCCGTTACTTGTTGGTATACAGGAACCCAACCTCCCTCCTTTTTTTAGACCTAAGATGCAACTCAGAGAGTGGGGCAGAGGGTCTTTTTTTATGCGGTTTTCTACACCTACATTGAAGACCTTTATGATATAATTAGTAGTGTACGCTTCGGGTACACAATTCACACTCGCTTATTTAAGGAGAACTATGACTTACTTACAAAAGTATCACACTGCTAATCTTCCAGAATTAATGAAGATTATTTCTAAGAATGGAATTGGTATGGATTCATACCTAGATAGATTTTTCAATTCTTACGAAACCACAACAAACTATCCACCCTACAATCTTATTCATGTAAATAATGTTGAGTCGATACTAGAAATCGCATTAGCAGGATTTAGTAAAAATGAACTTAATGTTTATACTGAATATGGAAAACTTATTGTTGAAGGAAAAAAAGAGAAAAAGGAGAAAGAATCCGAGTATGTCTATCAAGGATTGGCTCAGAGATCTTTCAACAGAACCTGGTCACTATCAGAAGATATTGAGGTCAGAGAGGTTTTATTTAAAGATGGATTACTTACCGTTAAGTTGGGTAAAGTAGTTCCAGAACATCATGCACGAAAAGATTATATGTGATATAATTAGATTAGATTATGTATTTCAATGGATTATAAGACATCTGGAGTTGACATCGAAGCAGGAAACTCCTTTGTGAATAAAATTAAAGACACCGTTAAGTCCACTCATCGACCAGAGGTCA